CCTATTTGTGTTTGTGTCCCTATGGTTTCGGGTGCTTTGTTTTTTATGCGTTCACAGTTTACGCGTGTGCGTTCTAGGCAACCCGTAAGCGTGACGGCAAAAAGGCTAATTACTAGTAAGCGTTTCATCGTTGCCCTTTGGCATTTCTGCGATTTCGTCTGCCGTCATTGGGCGTGTAGTGATTTCGCCTGTAACTGCATCGTGAATGGTGAGTGTGTATTCGGGTTCCATGTCTAAGCCTTTCTGTAACCCATAACAGAATAGCGAACAGTGGTCGAACTAGGAATTGTTAGTACCAACTGGTCATAAGAGGTTGCTGGTGTGTGCCTGCCACCTACCTGCCTTAGATAAACCGTGCCCCCCACATTCATTGTTTGGGTACCTGAGTACCAAGTTTCTTGTGCAAGGAATGGTGCAAAGATGTCGCAAGCAAAAGAGCCAACGCCGTATGTAGTAGTAAGGAAACTGTTGCCAGTTGCCGCATAGTCTGCAACTGCACCTGCTTCTGTAAGACCCCACAAAGCCCAGTTGTATCCAGTAACAGATGTTGTGCTTCCTATTCTGAACTGTGCCGATATTTCTGCGCCGCTATTGCCTATTGCGTTCATAACTAAACGGTAACTGTCGTAGGTAGACGAAAAAGCCCCGGCAATAATTAAAGTTCCCGCCGTTGCCGTCCCACTAGCAACCGTGACTAAACCACCACTATTAAGATACGTATTCGTATCGCTTGCTGTAAGCACCTCGCCAGTAGTAAAAGTCTTTATAGCCATGTTTAGTATCCTAATCTGTTGTTATTAAGTGTGCCGAACGTTGTAGAACCCAAAATAAGGTAGGCGTTTAGATCGGCACCCGACAAGTAAAACGTATATAAAGCGCCGTTAGGGGTAGCCGACATATTGACGCCTTCAATAAGACATTGGTAAGTCGTGCCTCGAAACGCTACGGCTACCTGCGTCCCAGCGCTTAATAAAATAAGATTGCTAGCGCCTATGTTGTCTAGTTGAAACGAATTTTGTACTTCGGCCATACACGTTATAGAACTAATGGCAAACCGCGCCGTTCCGTAGTTCCCTAGTAAATAGTTGGCGTAGTCGGTCGCTTGGGCGGTACTGGCGTTAATAGTGTTTGTTTGGTACCCGCGATATGGGACCGTAGCGCCTGACTTGGTGACGGTAGCCGCGCCAAAACTTTCAGGCGTCACCGTGACTTGCGTATAAAAGTTGTCGGCCAAACTGTCAAAGGTAATCGAGTTGTAAACTTGGTTAGTTGCGTCGTTAGTTGTGTCTGAAAAGTTAATCGTAGAAACATTGCTATTAAATGGGCTAACTATGGTTGTTGCGTTGCCAAACTCTCGAATACGGGCGTTAGTGGTTTGGCACACTCGCGCCACCCAGTCGCCCCAAGTGCTACTAACCGTTGTTCCTGCGATTAATGGCGCGCCCGTAGTGCTAGTCCATGAAAGCGTTAAACCGGTTTGGGTGTTTGCGTTAGTTATTTGGTTGTCGATCGTGTCGGCGGCCATAACGTAGTCGTTACCGTTCATACGGCCAAAACGGGCGAACCCGCCTTCCCCGCTTACTGTGGCGTAATCGGCTTGGCCAACGCCACCGCCAAACGGGATCCCGTAATCCACCACGACGTCTGTAACGAAACCGACCCAAATAATGGTGTTTGTAAGAACGCCGTTATCGTTTTCTATTTTCATGTAACTACCCGCAACTAGCGCGGCTACGGGCGAAACATAACCCGTTGGGTAACGCAAAACAATAGAAGCCGTACCCGCCCTAACTTGGTCTAGTTGTGCCTGTCTGCCAATACTAAAATTGACGTTTTGAACATTAGTTAAAGCGGTCCACGGCACCGATACGGGATCGGGCGAAACATAAACGCTATAAGTTTGTAAACCCATAACTAAAAAATATTGCTTACTCGAATAGGAACCGAACCGTTTTGGCGCATATAGGTACGCAACGCCGCTACTACCGCGTTAGGGTCGCCGCCATTAACGTTTATGTTTACCGTTGTGCCGCCACCGTCAAGGCCGAACCGTCCCGCTTGGGATAACGGTATAACCGCTTCGGGGCCGCCACCTTCGCCCACCAAGGCAAGGGTTGGGCCTGTCACTATGCCACCGTCGGCAAGGGTAGCCAAACCACCAACCGAAAAACCCGCCAAAATTTGGGATAGGTCAAAACCACCAAAAGCGCCCATATCGCTAGCGGGTGCGCCGCCACCGGCAAACACGGCCCCACTATCGGCACCAAACCCCGCCGTAAGGTTTTGTACTTGGCGAATAGTGGTAGCGGCGTTAAGTTGAATTGTGTAGTTATCTACGACGGCTTGAATACCGCGAACTAAGTTAGTGCCTGCGTCTACGCCCGCTTGGTAGAACTTGGCGGCGCTATTTGCGCCTACCTGATCGGCAATGCTTTTAACGTCGTTAGTTAGTGTGTTGGCTTCGAGAACCCCGCCGGCCGTGTTTAGTAGTTCCTCGGCTATTAGGGTGCCTGCTTCGGTTCCTGCCGCTAAAACCTGCGATAGTGCCGTTTCGTTTAACCCTGCCGCAATGAGACGGTTAAGTAGAACCCCAAAGTTTTTAACCTTGGTGGCTTGTTCGCGTAGGCTTTCTAGGAATGTTTTACCGCTTTCCTCAGTTTCTTTTTGTGCGTTAGCAAAACTAAAATTACCCGTTACGGCGTCCGATATACCATTTTTGTAATCGTTAAATTTGCCTACGGCTTCGTCTAATACCCCGTTTGCTTTTGTAATGGCCGCTACGAATTGGTCCCCTAAAATATCTTTGGCGGCTTTTAGTTCGTCTTTAAGTTTTTTTGCGGCGGCGGCCGCTTTCTCTTGTTTTGTCTTTAACTTTTCGGAAGCCACGGCGGCGCGTTCGGTCGCTACGGCCGCTTCGGCTTGGGCAAGGGTCATACCTTGGGACATTTTCTGCATGACTTCGAAGTCCCTAGTTGCGGTTGGCCCAATGTATTTATTTAGTTCTTGTTGGCTAGTTATTAGGTTGCCTACGGCCGTACCGTAACTATTCGCCGCGCCTCGCGCGTCGTTCATTTTGTTTTTAATAATTACAAAAGCGGCGGCACCTGCTAAGGCCGAAGCAATACCAACACCCGTAGCGACTTGTACGGCGGTAAATGACGCACTAAGCGCCCAGTTCACCCCGGTAGTAATAATGCTTATTGCTTTCCAAGCGAACATAGCGCCACGCGCAATTAAGATCGCGCTACTAAACAAACCAATAGCGACGGCTACGGCGGTAATAAGTGGGGCGTTGTTTTTAGCCCATAAACCAATGGAAAGTAGTAATGGCGTTAAGGCTTCAATAGCGGGAATAAGCGCCTTACCTATCCCCTCTTTTGTTTCGTTTAACGCGTTGCGTAACTTTTTCATTCCGCCTTCGGCCGTGTTAGCGGACTCTTGGCTAGCGCCTTTAAAGTTCTTTTTAAGTTGAACTAGCACGTCGTCGAAACTTGCGCCGTTCTTTATCATGGCTTTAATTTCAGGCGAAAGAGACGCTAGGGCGCGAGTGTTGCCGGCAAACCCCTTGGCCATTGCGGTAGTTGTCGCTTCGAGACTAGAACCCGTTTGGGCCGATATGTCAAGCGAAACGGCAAGTAACTGTTGGGCTTTTTGTAGATCCTTTGTACCCGTCACAAGGGTGGTTAAAGCCGGTCTAAGATCGTCGTCGGCTATCGCGCTTTGTTCGGAAAGTTTGTCTATGTACTGTTCAGTCGCTTTTATGGTGGCGTTACTTGCCCCAGTAGTTCGAGCCAACGCACCGGCTAGCCGTGTTTGTGCGGCCTGATCCTCTATGGCGGCTTTTGTGGCAGAAAAGGCCGCGGCCCCAATACCCGCTAATGCGGCGGCGGCGGGTAGTGCCGCTTTTTTAATTAAGAAACCTGAACGTTGCGAATTAGTGGCAAGGCTTTTGAACTCGCGCGTTGCCTTATCGAACCCTTTCGCGTCAAGCGATGAGATAATAGGTATGTTAATTGCCACTAGGTCGCCCGTTCAATGCGTAGGTTACGGTTCATTATCTCACTAACACGGTCCAAAATTAACGATACTTCGTGTTCTACTTCGGGAAGTACGGCCCCAACGCCGGGCGCTAGGGCGCGGGGGGCGTTTGCGTTTCGGCCTTTTCCACGGGCTATAAGGTTTTGTACGAATTGGGAACGGGTGTTAGCGCCCGCATGATCCCATATAGCGCCTGCGGCGTCTTTTTGTTGGGCTACCAATAGGGCAAACGGGCGGGCCTTGTAGTCCACCGTTTGCGTATAGGCCCCCGGTATGACCGCGCCGTCAAGGTAAAGCGATCGGGTGAAGGTCACGGTTCGTTCTTTACTTCCCCGTTTGGCCACTAAGGTTTTTATTCCACGGTCCACGTTTCCTAAATTAAAACTGGTTTCGCTTCGGCCTTTAATCATTGAACCGCGGGCCATGCCTGTTAGCGGGTAGTCCGTCGGGATCATGGAACGGGCGCTAGTAACGATTAGTTGGCCTGCGCCGCTTTGTATGTCTTTTGTTATTTGGCGACGGTACTTAGGGTCGAACGTGTTTATTTCTTTTAGTGTTTCCTGTATACCGAAAACTTGGGCGTTAGCGCTTACGGGCATTTTTGGCCGCCTGTTTCGCCTGTTTGTCTAGGACGTCTACAACGGTCGCTAGGTCGCGCGTGTCGAACTCTATATTTGGGGGCCAGTATCCGACAACTACCAAAACTTCGGCTAGTTGCCGTCGGTAGGTGCCGGTTCGGTAGGGTTTGCGGGTTCATTCTCGACTACTTCCAAACTAGAACACGAACGGATAAATTCGTCGAGAGACGCAGGCACAATTACGCCCGCAATTTTAGAAGCCTCATACGCCATGTATGAGAGATCTTCCATGGCTACGCCTGCGGCAAGATCGGAAGCGCGCCGTTTGTATTTCCGTTCCCACAAAACAACAACCATAAGGTTTGTTTGTACGTCGTAGGTTTGGTCGTTGCGAGTTACTCGAATGGTTATGTTCATGTCGGGCCTTTGTGTTGTGGGTTTTTAACTTTCGTCTACTGTGTAGACGCCGCCAGTAAATTCAATGTCCATAGTCGTTAATTCATTAAGCGAAAAGTTCACCGGAAGCGCGGCTAAGAATGTGCCGGTTAGGGTCATACCGGGGTTCGTCGCGGAATAGGTACCGGGCGTCGTGGGTGCTGTTGGTGACACGATTACGGTAACGGCGGTTCCTACAAGGCTTTTCAATGTTGCCCATGTTTCGGTAGCGGCAAACGATCCGTAAAGCGACAAGGTAAGCGAATGGTCGCCCAAGCCTTTAACGTACTTTGTATCTACATCGCCAAACGCCGAAGCGTTTAATTGGGTGTAGTTAATGTTGAAAAGCGCCGAAGTACATTGGTCCGAAATATCGACGGCCCCAATA